TAAGTCTTCCTGTGATTAATGCGAATAAGGATGTTCTTGTCTGTGCTGACTTGGTGGTACGATGTCAGTAATAGCTGTAATACTTTCAACTTCATCCATGTCAAAAGATAGGCGTTCGCCACCATTAACAGCCAACAAACTCAAAACCCCACCATTTATTCCAACAAATTCCTTAATTGTGCAGCGTCCATCCTTTAAGCACACTTGTACAAATTCAGTTGGAACTGGTTCAGCATCTGGATCGCAAACTACATACCAACCGTTCCGAATTGCTGGAAACATTGAGTCGCCAGTGCCTTTAATACCATAGGCTCTTGGTCCTGCTGAGTGAGTTGGAACATACCCATCTCCAGCATTGCCTTCATAACCCATATCTGTGAAATAGCCATCCATGCCCATCTTTGAATAAGCCTTAACAGGAACATATCTTTTTTGGGTGGGGAATGGTTTAACAGGTATTTCAAGAAATTTAACAGCATCTTCGCTATCGGGAATATTGTATTTTTTCTTAAAAGCTTCGATATCCAGAACTTTCAATTGTGTAACAGTGCTATCCAACTTAGGGCCGCTTTCATCTCCATTAGTTATATATGAAGTCGACACTCCAAAATAAGCGGCCATTTTACTTAAAGGATCAGCTTTAGGTGCATATGCATCTTTCTCCCAACCAGTGACATTAGGCGCACTAACCCCGACGATTTTTGCCAAATCGCCTTGAGTTAATTTCTTTTCTCTTCGTAAGGCGCGAATACGCTGGCCCATAGTTTCTAGTTTCTTCATATAAGTTATCTTACATCTTGCAAAAATAAGTTATCTTTGTTTTAATACTAAGAAATCTTATTTTTGAGGTTGAGCAAATGACCAAACAGGAAGCTTACAAGTTGCTTGGTGTGAATGGTGTTGGCTTAGCAAAGTTATTAGGGATAGAGCCTCCTGCTGTATACCAGTGGCCAAATGAAAAAATCCCTTTAGCTCGCGAATACCAAATCAGAGACTTAGCAAGTGGCAAAGAGCCAATTAAACGAACTACTGCAACCGCTTAGGAACTAAACCATGAGCAAAGTATCAACCGAATTGAGTGCAAGGGCTAGAAATGAAGTTTCTAGAGTTTTGCAAGCCCTTGCATCAAGCAATCAAAGTCAGGTTGCTGAACAGTTGGGGATTGATCCAAGCACATTATCACGAATGAAAAATGATAGAAAATCCAATGGCTTGACTGAGCTTGAGAACTGTTTAGTGCTGTTGGACATTCTTGGATTTAAGACTGTACTCAAGAAATATCGAATGATTAGTGAAGAAAAGCTGAATGCGCTTTTTGTGATGTCAAAAGCGTGGATGGAAAGCAAACAAACAATTGACGATCTTTTTCAAGATGACATTGAAGATTTCGGCATGTGTTTTGAGCTTGGATATAAAGAAAAAGCCTGATCTCGTAAATCAGGCTTAGTGTTCAAACAAGGTGGATTAAATGAACTATTCAATATTAGCAGAAACAGTAGAGAAGGGGAACTAGATGAGTAAAACCACTTTTAAATTTATTCAGTGGTACGAATCTAAGTACCCTGAGTTTGTAAATCGATATGGAGCTTTAAAACGCTTATATGACTCTGATTTAGATAGTTTCTTCATTGAAGAAATTGATGAGCTGTATAAGGAATTTAAGCAAGGTGGTGTTGTATGAGCTTATACACCACAGGTCATCCGGTTGTAGACAAAATTGCCAGCCTCAATATTGAAGGCAATGTCATTCCTGCTAATTGGTTTAATACTTTCAAATTGGAAAATGGAAAGCCCGATACAAATGCGGTCATTTTGCTTTCAGAAATTGTTTATTGGCACCGTCCGACTATTGTCCGTGATGAAGATTCTGGGCATATCGTTTCGGTAAAGAAAAAATTCAAAGCTGATTTATTGCAACGCTCATATCAGAGTCTAGCAGATCAATTTGGGTTCTCAAGGAAGCAAGTTAAAGAAGCATTAGATCGTCTTGAAAAGTTCGGCGTGATCAAGCGTCATTTCCGCTCTGTAGATGTAAATGGTCAAAAACTTAGCAATGTTTTGTTCATTGAATTAGTTACCCATGTTCTCTTTGAAGTGACCACCCTCCTAACTTCTACGGTAGGACCCACCTCACTTGAAAGTCATGACCTCCCACCCTACAGGGAAGACCCTCCCCACCTGGAGGGTGACACATATACAGAGAATACTACAGAGATTACTACAGATAGTAAGTTAAGCACGGCTGAGCTTGAAAAAATCTTGAAAGGGAAGAAACCATGTGAAGCTCTTGTCGCTATCGGTTTAGAACTTGAAGTTGCTAAACGATTCAATGAATACCGTAAGACCCTTAAAAAACCATTAACTCTTGATGCTGTGATCAAGCATTACCACGAAAGCTGCAATGCAGGGATTTCAACTAATGATGCAGCTCGTATTGTTTTGAGTGAATCGTGGATTGGGTTTGCTAGTCGTTACAACTGGAAGCCAGCATTTGAAACTTTGAATGGTTCTGCACAACAACAAACACCAGCAGATATGAAAAATGCTGATCTTAATTATGGAGATTGGTAATGAGTTCTGATATCCAAAATATTTCTATTGAGCAGAGTGTTCTTGTTGCACTCATGACAACAAGCAACTCACTTGAAGTAGTTGCAAACGATTTGACTGAGGAACATTTCTTCGCTGGACGACACAAAATCATTTATCGCGCCATTGTTGAGTTATCAAATGCTGATATGCCGTATGACGCAGTATTCGTTGGCAAGCATCTACAAGAAAGAAATCTGCTTAACGATATCGGCGGTGAAGAATATTTAATTCAACTAAACAGCGCTATAGGTAGTGTGCATCACCTTGAATACTTTGTTGCTGAATTAACAAAGTTAAAAAATCACCGTGAAGTTGAAGGCATTGGACTTGCCATTGCTGGACGGGCAAAAGACTTAACAGTAAGTGATATTTACCTTGAAGCTGAGAACCTATTCAGCACACCAAGTAGCACTATCGAACAGAAGCAAACTGGTTTTGATTTCAATCAAGCCTTAGAAAAAACTTTAGAACGTTTCGAGAAGAAAATCGCCCAGAAGGAAGAAAAAGGGTTTATTGGAGTTCAATTTAATATTCCTCACTTAGATAACCTTCTTGGCACAATCGAGAAAGGACATTTTTGTGTTATTGGTGGTCGTCCGGGTAGTGGCAAGTCAACACTCGCGCAGATGTGTGCAATGCAAACTGCTAAGCGCTACAACATGCCTGTTTTATTTATCTCTGCTGAGATGGACACACCAACCCTAACCAACCGCATGATCTCAGCATTAGGGCATATCCCATATAACAATCTTCACAACGGGGAAATTTATGACGGGATGTTTGAAAAGCTTACTGGCACGATAGCTCAGTTCCGCAACCTTCCAATCTTTATTGAAGAGAAGCAGAAGCCAACAATTTCTGAAATCCAAAGCTATGCGCGTAAAGCAAAACGCAAATACAAGGCTATAGGCTGCATCATTGTGGACTACTTGGGCTTAATTCGTGACCCATCTAAAAAAGACCGTGTTCAGGAAGTTGCATCAATTAGCCGTGATTTAAAAGCCATGGCTAAAGAGTTTGATTGTCCAGTAATTGCATTGGCTCAACTTAACCGTGGAGCAGAAGGACACAAGCCAGTAGCAAGTGATCTTAAGGATTCTGGACAGATTGAACAGGATGCAGACCAAATCATCATGGTTCATCCAATCCTCGAAAAAGAGACTAATGCGCCAACTGGTGTAACCGAGTTAATTATTGCCAAAAACCGTCATGGCAAGCGTGGATCTGTGAATGTTCAAGACCGTTTAGATATTTGCCGTTTCGTTGGGATGTCATTCCCAGTGGAAGAGAGAGGTGCGGCGTGAATCCAAAACAAAGAGTAATCGCGTTCCAAAACATTTTTGACATTTTGTTGTTCGCAACGCATGCGACTGAGCCTTTCACAATGAAGGATTTACGTGACTATGTGTTAGATGCACCTAACAACACTATTCAATGCTATGTCCAAGAGCTAATCAAAAGTGGGTACCTAGAAAAAGATTCATATGCAACCTACAAGGCTACGCAATACGCAAAAGACATCCTGAATGTTAAAGGGGAGCTGAAAGCATGAACGAATTTGTAGATTACACCTCAATGATGAAGCTGCGCAGAGCGTACAACCTCGGTACTCGTAATGAAGAAACAAGAGCAGCAGCGAACCTATACGAGAAATTAAGAAAGCTGAAAATGCTAGACCAGCTTAAGCAGGAAGCCATTACTAAACGTTACAAGGAGGCGGTATGAAAAGATTAAACGTACTGGTTGCTTGTGAATATTCTGGACGTGTTCGTGATGCTTTTTCAGCTTTAGGTCACAACGCTATGTCTAGTGACTTACTCCCAACAGAAGCACCAGGTAATCACTATCAAGGTGATGTTCGTGATGTGTTGTATGGAGGCTGGGATCTCATTGTTGCTCATCCTCCTTGCACCTTTCTATCTGTAGCTGGCAATCGTTGGTTTAACGTTGATAGGTATGGGGAGAAAGCAATTACCCGGATGAAAAATCGCGAGCAAGCAATTGCATTTTTCAATTTGTTTACTGATCTGGAGTGCGAAAAGGTAGCAATTGAGAATCCAATTGGATGCATGAGCAAAATCTATCAAAAGCCTTCACAAGTAATTCATCCCTACATGTTTGGTGATCCTGAGCGTAAAGCTACATGCTTATGGTTAAAGGGATTACCAGCTTTACAAGCAACCAATGTGGTTGAGCCAAATATTGTGAAGTACAAAAACGGCAAAGGGACGGATAGTCCTTGGCATTTAGACACGTTAAAGCTGCCAGCAGAAGAACGCAGAAAAGCGAGAAGCTTAACTTTTCAAGGCATTGCAGATGCTATGGCAATGCAATGGGGTGGAGACGTGCGTCATTTAGGTTTGAGGGAAGCGGTATGAAACCAGAACAGTTTATTCGTGAGTTCGGGCCTAACACTTTCAGAATATCAATGTCATTTGTCAACACTGCTAAGTATTTGGTGGTTCATGAAGGTGAAATTGATTTTACAGATGAAATCAAGCCTCACCATGGCGATCGTGTATTTGAGCGTGATGTGGTTAAGCGTCTGGTGGAGTCGGTTGAGCTAATCAACTTGTTTGGCAGCATCAAGATAGCAAAAGACAAAGTGAAGATGGCTGATTTTAATGGATTCTTACTTGTCTCAGTTCCAATCGAAAACGGCTTGGCAGATGTCTATATCCATAAAGTAGAACAAGCCATCCGCGACCACGAATCAATATACGGAGGCGGTGAATCTCATGCCAACTAGATATAACACAGGCGAGTATAGCTACGATCTTGAATATCACTATGGAGATATGTCAGCAAGCATGGAGATGCTTAGAGCACGTTTAATTGAATTGTTGACTCCTCATCTGTCTGGCCGTTATGTGAAATGGAGAGAAGCATATTTCACACGGTTTACAAAGTGCGGCGGGGATTCGGGGTGGATGTTTTGTGTAGGTCCACACGAATTTCATATTGATGGGGCGTTAAGGCGCTATTACTCAGGTTCTATTGATATTACCTACAACCAGAAAGATCGATATTTCTTGGTGGGTGAGAAAAAGAAAGTCAAATGTAAGGCTTGTAAGGGGTTTGGCTTCATTCGAGATGATGGGTGGGGGCATATAGATAAATGTGAAATGTGTGATGCAGAAAAAGGAGCCAGCCATGAGTGAGTTTGAGGGTAAATCTGGAAAGTGGGCTTGGGAGATTCAAAAAGAACAACAAGCGAAAGTGGAGGAGCTGCAAAAGCAATTAAGTGAATACATATTTGTATCGGAAACGCTTGATGAAATGTATGTGAAAGAAGTCCAGAAAAGTGACGAGCTGCAAAAGCGGGTGCAATTCCTTGAGCAGGAATTAGGTGCATGGAAAGGGAAATCAATAGCAGCAATGGTAAATGGCATGTGTAAACAATGTGGCAAAGAACCATTGCAGGCAATAGTTTCTGATAAAGATGGTTATGCACTTCTACATTGCTTTGGATGTGGCGCAAACAAGATTCTTCAAAATAGAAAGCGGCAATCTAATGTGTTGGTACGAAGAACTAGGCGCTTGGAAACATCCGGCAGCTTCTAATTGGCTTATGAAAAATATAAAGGTGATTCCGTGAGTAGTAGAAAAATTAGATCAGAACTCAAGAAGAAAGGGATTCCCGCAGAAGTTCATTGGGAATACATGTCTGATTGTTATGGTGGTGGTGGTGCTTACTTTATTGACATAGACGCCGATACTGAAAACAAACTCTTAGATGCGGACCCTGATTGTGAGCCACAACTCGATGTTGGGTATGCAGAGAGCCTTGAAGAAGCTTTGGAGTTTATTGATCAATTGCCAAGTTTAAAAGGAGCCAGCCATGCGTGATTTTAAAGAGTTTGAACGTGGTGACTGGGTTGTCTTTGATACTTCAAAGCCATATTGCCGTTTACTGCCACCTTGCTTAATGAAATTTATTCAGATTGAAGACGGTGATGCTGTAGTTGAATCACAAGGCCGATGGAGCTTAGTAAGCCTGGCTGCGTTAAAACCTGCGTCAGAAGATGACATTGAAGCAGGCCACCGCATTGATAAACCCTCGAATTCAAGGGAATTAGAAATCCTAGACAAGCCAGAAAACCACATTTCGCCTAACTGCAAAGTAACTGAGGCGCACATTAACGAGGCTGACAAGCTCAATAGATTGGGGTGAAGAATGGATAAGTGTAGAGAAGAGTTTGAGAAGCAAAAGTACTGGATTGGGCTATTTAGAGCAGATGTCGACTTTGATATGACTCTTGGGAAATTTGGAAGATATGTTTCAAATGGTTCAAGAAGAATTGATGCAATGTACTTGGAGTCATTTAACGAAAAGTGGGAAGCATGGGCCAATGCATGGCAGCACCAGCAAGCGAAAGTGGAGGAGCTGCAAAAGCGTTTAGATGGGGCATTAAAAGAGACTCAATATGCTTTGCAGTATGTTGAAGAAGACATGCGCGGCAATCATGAATTTCTACAAATGGCAATGATTCGAACCCTTAAAGCTATAGAGCAAGTGCTCAAAGGTGGTGCTTGATGTCATCAGTCAGCATTGCTGAATACCGCAAGTTATTTCC